GCTTGAGACAATCGAGGAGTTTGTCGTACGTAAGGGTTACACCCCTAAATACGTCAACGACCAGCTTGAAAGATTCGTAGAATCTGATACTGGTATGGCTCTGTGGGAAGAATACCCACAATTCAAAGTGTCATTCTCATCCCTTGCGGATAAGATCGATGCCCGAATCAGGCATGACGACTACTTTGGATACCATGATCCGTTGAACTCAGCGACCACGCGCGATCCCGTTGGTTCTTTGGGATGTACGCAGGAACCTGGTTACAAACTTAGGGTTTTCGCAAACCCGAACATCATGTATCAACCAGTGATGTCTCGATTGAAGAAGCAATTGTTTCAGCTCTTGCGAGGAGTGGACTGGGATTGTACCTATAACCAGACGGTTGGCACCGAATGGCTAAAAGTACAACTAAGTCAGGGCAGAAAGGTGTTCTCCATCGATCTATCAGATGCGACGAATAACTTTCCTCTCGATATTCAACTTGCTGTCCTCCAGAAGATCGGAGTCAGGCAAGAGGATATCGGACTGTTTAAGGCGCTGTCCCGAGCACCATGGGCGAAAACCCATGAGCAAGGTACCACGCGCTGGACAACAGGCCAACCACTGGGCTTAGGACCTTCGTTTGCTGCATTTGCACTGTCACATGGGGTACTAGTGTACTCTCTGTGCCGGGAACTATCCGTTGGTTCGGATTGCTTCCGTATTCTAGGTGACGACATAGTCATCACCGATGAACGAGTAGCCAATGCTTACATTGCTGTTTTAAGCAAACTGGGTGTACCCATATCCAAGGATAAAACGATAGTCAGCACCAAACTTGCCGAATTCGCTGGCAAGTTGGTAACTGCAGAGGATGTTATCTCTGTGCTGAAGTGGAGGCAACCGAGTGATCGGTCCTTCCTGGACGTGGTCCGAGCAATCGGGCCCCGCGCCTTGGCCTTACTTCGTAAGCGTCAACGCGATGTGGCAGCGTTCCTATCGCTCCTTACCGAGCCTCACGGCTGGGGATGGAATCCAAAAGGTATATCTTTCGACAAACGTTTCCAACTCACGTTGGCGTTTGAAGAACTTACATGTGAGCGTACGGTAGTATTTCGTAACGCACAGCGCACATGGAACAAGATACGCCTTGGTCTGAAACAACACTACCTCAAACCCTCTTTCATACGTTTTCCGGAAGGAAGCGTATGGGAGTCACGACGCGGTGAAGCGTCGGTGAAACAGGGTCGCAACCCCACGCCAGTGGGGCAGTGGCGGCACCTTCTCTCCATAGCGGAGATGACAGGTACGCCTTTGAGGATTGCTTCGGTAGACGTGTCCGATGAGTTGAAGCGCAAGCTGAAAGCTCTTGGCTACACCACGTCAGACGATGTCACCGATCCAAGAGGCTTCAACCCCCTCGAGGACCTGGAACGTCGCATTGCGAAGCTCCGGCCGGTAATTGAGCAACTACAGGTAAAATACCTGTAGCGTCACAATTGTGGGCTAGACGCCGCTGAATGAACAGCGGGGAGTCCAATCAGGTAAACTGATTGGGTTGAGGTAATCTTAACCAGGAACGATTAAGGTGTCTCCGCAAGGATCCACTTTGGTCGCCCTCTTGATTTTGATTCGGCTCCGGACACCCCTAACGGGGTGTCTG